GTGATAGGATGGATTCGGCCGACGCCTCTGTCATTGGCGAATCAGACGACACCTCTGACTTTGTATTTACCCGACGTATTTCTCGCCGCTGCGCTGGTGATGGCGGCCGGCTACCAAATGAATTTCTCCTCTATGGGCGATAACCCGCAGCAGGCCGTGACGTGGGGATCGCATGTCAAAACCCTGCTGGACTCTGCTAAGGTGGAGGAGTTTAGGAAGAAGTTCACGTCGGAAGCGTGGACATCGAAGACACCAGATCCGCTTGCAGTGCCGCCGAGGACATAGCCCGTGGTCAATCCAGTAACAGTCAACGCCGGCATCATCGTTCCGCTTACTGGGGCCGATGTGGACCTCTGGGGCACGCTCGACGTCAACCCGAATATGGTGGCGATCGACGGTCTGTTCTGCGGTGTGCAGACTATTGGTCTCACCAACGTGAATGTTCTGTTGACGTCTCCGGCCGGTTTCGTCCCGACGCCTACTCCGGGCCCGACACAGTCTCAGAATCGGGTGCTGCGCTTCACCGGCGTGATGACAGGGGACGTGCGTGTCACATTGCCTATCCCGGGTGTGTATGTCATCGACAACCGTTGCACCGGCATCAACTTTACACTGACGCTCCAAGGTGTGACGGCAACCGAGGTTCTTGGTGTCGATCAGGGATCTTGCGTAGAGGTCTATAACGACGGCGCGAATGTTCGCCTCATCAACGCCGGCAAAGTAGGGAAGTTGGAGTTTTGGGGCGCGTTGAGCGCGATGCCGGGATGGGTCCAACAGAGTACGGTCAAGCCTTTCCTGTGGTGTGACGGCACGATCTACAATGCCGCCGATTTTCCGGCTCTATTCAATCAATACGGCGGCAACTTCGGCGGCAACGGGGTCACCACATTCGGAGTGCAGGACCTCAGCGGTCGCGTTCCGTTGGCCTATGATAAGACCGGCGCTCGCATCACGGTAGCCGGCTGCGGGATCAATGGCCAGACGATGGGCGCGGCACTGGATCAGCAGACAGTTACGCTGACCAGAGCCAATTTGCCTAATACCACTGTCAATGTCACCATCACTGACCCGGGGCATCCGCACTCGTATGTAGGCCCGAGTGGCGTTGGGTCCCCTAGAGGTTTTTCTGATAACGGCGGAACTGCATTTGGGGGCCTCACGACGGGAAGTAGCGTAACTGGCATCTCGGCAGCGTTTAATCTCAACGGAAACGTGGCTCAGACCGCTGTCAATAACGTGCAACCTTCGCAGGTTGCAGGCATTTGGGTCGTGAAAACCTGAAAGGCGCGAAATGCCTTTTGGCAGTGTAAAACTTATTCCCGGGATCAACGTCGAGCGCACTCCGGTTCTCAACGAGGCTGGATACTCGGCGGGGCAGTTTATCCGATGGCGTGATGGGCTGGCGCAGAAGTACGGCGGCTTCGAGTTGTTCTATCCGCTCGCGGTTGGCGGTGTGCCGCGCGATCTCCATGCATGGGAAGATCTCAATCAGGTCGATCGGTTGGCCGTCTCGACTACGGCGCAGCTTGTGGTTCTGGCTGGCGCCGTGCCTGCGACGCGATCCATTCAGGATATTACGCCGCAAACACTGTTGTCGAATTTTGCACCTGATTTCTCGACAGTGAACGGATCGCCACTGGTCGAGATTAAAGATTCTAATCTCACGGCCTCGGCCACAACTTTTGATTCGATATTTTTCAACACTCCGATTTCGGTCGGCGGCATCATCTTGTCCGGTCTTTATCCTATCGAGACCGTCACGGGCGCTACCACCTATAAGCTCAGAGCGGCGACGAATGCGACGGCTACGGTAAATAATGGTGGGGCGGTTCCGGCGTTCACCTCCACAGTCGGAAGTGCGAACGTATCGGTGGCGTTCAATAATCACGGTCTGTCGGTGTTGGCACCGGAAAATACCATCGTATTTCCGATTCCGACGACGTTCAACGGGGTCACCATTGATGGGCTTTATAACGTCGCCAGCGTGACCGGCGTCAATGCTTTCATCATCCAAACCAACGCGCAGGCTACTTTCTCCGGCGGGACCTCCATGAACGCGGGGCAGGCCGAGCTGCTTTACTACATTTCGCTTGGGCCGCCTGCTGCTGGTACAGGATTCGGTATTGGTGGTTATGGCCTCGGAGGCTACGGCACCGGCGTTTCCCCGACCGTGATCACAGGCACGCCGATCTCGGCCGAGGACTGGACGCAGGATAATTGGGGCCAGATATTGCTGGCATGTCCGAAGGATGGCGGCATCTATTTCTGGGACCCGACTGGCGGGTTTCTGAACATGAGCCTGATTTCATCGGGGCCGATCTTCAATACGGGAATGTTTGTCTCGACGTCGGCTCAAATTCTCGTGGCCTTCGGCTCGACTATCACTGAGCAAATCGGCGTGCTGCAGGACCCGATGCTGGTGCAGTGGTCGGACAGCGGCAACTTTTTCGATTGGACTCCGACTGACACCAATCTGGCGCGCAACTTCCGCATTCCGATCGGATCGCGTATCGTCGCTGGCTTGCCTGTGTCTAATCAGAATTTGATCTGGACTGACCTCGATCTGTGGGTCATGAATTTCATCGGTTTCCCGAACGTCTATGGATTCAACAAGATCGGCGCTGGCGCTGGGGCTTGCAGTTTGCATGCGATTCAGCAGTTGCGCGGCGGCGTCTATTGGATGGGAATATCGAACATTTACCGCTATGCGGGCAATGGCGTGGAGGTGATGGAGTGCCCGGTGTGGGACGCGGTATTTCAGAATCTCAATCTGGACTTCGTTCAGAACGTGCGGGCGATGCCGAATACGGCCTTCAACGAGATCGGCTTCCTTTATCCGTCGCTGGCGAGCGTCAACGGTGAGAACGATTCTTACGTCAAGTTCAACATCGTTGAGCCGAGCAAGCCATGGGATCTGGGACCGGCCGGGACGATGCCGCGGTCGGCATGGACCGACCAGAACGTATTCGGGTCTCCGATATCAGCGAACCCGGGCGGCGTGATCTATCAGCAGGAGCGCACTAACGACGCCGCCGGGCAACCGATGCCATGGTCATTCACCACGGGATATTTCCGGTTGGCGGAAGGCGAGGAATATGTCGTCGTCGATCAAGTGCGGCCAGATTTCAAGTTTGGTGAGTTCGGGCAGGCTCAGACCGCGCAGATTCAGGTCACGTTCAGTGTCGTAAATTTCCCGGGCGACACGCCCGTGATCCACGGTCCCTTCACATTCGACCACACCACGCAGTACATCACCACCCGCATGCGCGGCGGGCTGATCAGCATGACGTTCTCGGGCAATGATCTTGGTAGTTTCGCGAGATTGGGATATGTGAGGTATCGGTATTCGCCGCAGGGACGACGCTGATGGCCGCTGCAGACCTAGACACAATCAACTCGACGCAGGCTCAGGGCGTTCAGTATCTCGGTCTGATCTATCAGGCGCTACTGGCAGGACGGAACCTTAATTTCGTGCCGGTGCCCACGACGTCCGCCTCAAATGGTACGGTCGGACAGGTCGCCGCCGACACCGGATTCCTGTACGTCTGCATCGCCACGAACCTGTGGCGGCGCGTAGCTATAGCGGCGTTCTGATGCCGTTGATCAAATCACCCAGCCGCGCAGCGTTCGTATCCAACCTCAAAGCAGAGTTGGCGGCGGACAAGCCGCGCGATCAGGCTCTGGCAATCGCCTACTCAGTGAGGCGCCGGTCGCGCGCTGGCGGCGGGGGCATCTTTGATTATGGCGGCGTCGGCGAGGCCATGCCGGAGAACATCGGCCGCGAGAACATTCTCGACCCGATGGTGCAGGTTCCAAAGCGCATGCTGTGGGATCTTCCGCATGAGGCGATCGAATCAGCCAAGTCGAACCCGATGCCGGGATTGCGGCGCGAGGATTACACGGACATCTCGGGAACCGCCCAGCCGGTCGATCCGATGGTGGGAGCCTCGCTGGAGACTGCAGTAAACGCGGCGGGAGCCCCGCTGGTGAGGGGAACGGCTGCCCGGGCCGCTGAGGCCACTCTTGGTACCGGAGCGGTCCCGCGACGTCCTGTGACCGATCTATCCCATATTGACGACATAATCGCACGCGAGAAGGCACTGACCAATGAGCCGCGACCAGCAGAACCCGTACCCGCAGAAGCAGCCCCAGCCGCCGACCCCGGAGACGTGGGACCCGGAGGAGGAGGGCCGACTGGAGCAAGAGGCCTACCTGAAGCACAGGCAACGGCAGCGCGGTGGGCCGGAGAAAGAGCGTCCCTAGAGGGCATCCCGGGCCCGCTGAAGATCGGCGAGAGCCATTTCGTCCCGGGCCCAATCGGGAAGGTGCATGACGTCGCTGAAGACTACATGCGGACTGTCCACCCGGATCGGCCATACACGCCGCCGACGCGCTATCACCCAATCGATCCGGAGCACTCCGCGGCGATCGCGCGAGCCTACGAGGAAATGCCGCACACCCCGAACGACCCAGCGACCAAGGCGTCGTACAATGCGCTGATCGATGAAACTGCCAAACAGTATGACGCGATCAAGAAAACCGGTCTGAAGATCGAGCCGATCCCGCCGGGAATGCCGGACCCCTATGCGACGAACCCGCGCATGGCTGCGATCGACGTCGCGGAAAACAATCATCTGTGGTTCTTTCCGACCGAGGGCGGCTTCGGCACGGTGAACAAGATCACCGACAACCCGATGTTGCGCCCGACCGGCGAGAAGATCGGCGAGCACGAGATGCTTGCGAACGACATGTTCCGAGTAGTGCACGACTACTTCGGTCACCTCAAGGAAGGGCACGGCTTCCGCGCGCCCGGCGAGGATAACGCATGGCGCACGCACGCGCAGATGTATTCGGATCTGGCGCGGCCGGCGATGACGACCGAGACCCGCGGGCAGAACTCGTGGGTGAACTACGGCCCGCACGGTGAGAAGAACCGGACCGCATCCGGCGCCAACACCACCTACGCCGACCAGAAGGTCGGGCTCATGCCGGAGTGGACGATGCGGGACCGAGGCTCGCCTGAGCCGATCATCGCCTACCACGGCTCGCCGTACAGCTTCGACCGCTTTAGCAGCGAGAACCTCGGCGCTGGCGAGGGAAATCAGGCCTATGGTCATGGCCTCTACTTCGCTGGGCATTCACCGGTGAGCGAGTGGTACCGTCACCAGCTTGCCGCGCGTCGCGATCCTTTGATCGAAAAATACGGCCTAGACCCTGAGCAGGCATCATGGCTCGGGACACATCTGCATTCTCATGCCGGTGATGTGGACCGAGCTGTCGCCGACATCGACAAGCAGATCAAAAATCTGAAATATGAGCAGTCGCAAGGCCGCACCGATCTCGCCACGGCGAACATGATCAAGGACCGCGAGGCCAAGGTAGCCTATCTGCGCGATCCGAACCGTAATCCGGGCACCATGTATCAGGTGGCGATTGACCGCCAGCCGGAGCATTTTCTTGATTACGACAAGCCAATATCTCAGCAGTCTCCAGAGGTTCAAGAAGTATTGCGGCGGCAGGCAGAAATTGCGCAGGCCTCAGATCAATCGGGGCCGCGTCGTGCTGGCAAACATATAGCGCTCCATCACATTGAAAGAAATTCGCCGGCTGGAGATGTGTTGCGGTCAGTTAGGAGTACTGATCCCGAATCGGCATTGAAAAAAGCTGGTGTCCCCGGTATCCGCTATCTCGATCAGGGGTCTCGTCTCGGCGGCGCCGGCACCCACAACTACGTGACCTTTGATGACAGCATGCTCCGCATCCTGCGCAAGTACGGTATTGCCGGTATTCCGGCCGCTGGCGTGCTCGGCGCCGATGGCGAGGAGCGGCACGCGCGCGGTGGACGGATCGCTCGACGCTTGGCGTGTGCCGGCGGCGGTGCTGCATTCGGCGTGATGTCGCCGGCCGAGGAGGCTGAACTCGACGAGCCGGTACCGTACAAGGTGGGACGTGCGGCCTATAAGAAACTCGGCAAGACCGCGAAGCGAGCTTTTCAGAGTTCAGAGAGCATGCGTCGAGGCGAAGGTTATGATCCCGGCCCTATTCTTCACGCCGCGGCTTTGCCAATGGGGGCGGCGGCAAGGGGCGTGGAGATGGTGAGTGACACCATGAATGAGGCCGAATCAGGAGACGGTGTGGACGAGGCAATGGAGGTTGCGCGCAAGGTCAAGCGCGCCAAAGGTGGAAAGGTGGCGCACGTTGGCCCGATAGTCGGCAATACCGGAGGACGTGCGGACAAGAGACCCATGGAGGTGCCAGATGGGTGTTACATCTGCACTGCGGATCACGTAAGCGGTCTTGGGGAAGGAAATTCAGGCGCAGGCATGAAAAAACTGGGAGAGATGTTTCCCAAGAGTAAACCCTCTTTGATGCGGAAGTTGCCGAAGAGCAATGCTGTAAAAATATTCGCGGCCGATGGCGAATTTTGTATCAGCCCGCAGGATATTATGGACCGCTTCGGTGATCTGGACCATGGCCACAAAATACTGGATAAATGGCAGACCAGTGAGCGCCAGAAGTTAATCGAGACGCTAAAGGGACTCGATCCGCCAGCCCAAGACTGATAAACGCTTGCGTTACTCTAGCCAGCACAGGGCGGAATCTCCATGGCCACCACGGCGGAATTGAAGATCACCGGTTCTATGTTGGAGATGTTTCTGAATTACTGTCCAGCAACCGGGATTTTCACATGGGCTAGGTCCCGAGGTCCGCAAGCGATTGCCGGTGAAGAGGCTGGAACGCTTAATGATAATGGCTATGTGGTAATAATGATCAATGGCATTCGCCTGCGCGCCCATCGGATCGCTTGGGTTTGGATGAAGGGGCGTTGGCCAGATGAGGACATTGATCACGAGCATGGCGAGCGAGGAAACAATAGATTTCACAAAATCCGCGAAGCCACCCGATCACAAAACCTCTTCAATGCTGGATTGCGTGCATCTAACAAGACTGGACATAAGGGGGTGCACTTCTGCGCAGCGCGACAGAAATTCGTAGCGCAGATCAAGATCGATAAAAAGAATGTATGCTTAGGGAGATTCTCCTCCCTAGCTGAGGCAGTGAAGGTCCGTCTCTCCGCAGAGGCGCTCCATTATGGTCAATTCTCTGGCGGTCACGATCGCCTAGCCTTTAAAGGTAAGTGATGACAAAAGCTCCGGTAATCTATGTAAACAATTTGGAGGTTTCAGGTTTTTTGAACGGAATCTTAAACCTCGCGTTCTCGACCTCGCACTTCATCCCGCAGATCCAGCAGGGTCTCGAAGTTGGTGATGAACCGGAGTTGGTGGTCGCCGTGGCCAACGAGATCACCATCAACATGCGAATGGATCTGTGGCTGGCGCAGCAGGTGCGCGATCGTCTCACAGATCTGATCGAGGCCAACACCAAGCCCGCGGGACCGGCACACTAATGCTGACGACCATCCCAGTGCGCAAAGCAGTCGCCTCAGATCGGGAGGTGATTCTTAACATCTGCCATCGAAATCACGCTGAAAACGGACAGTTCGCGTTGGCGATGAAGAAGGTGGAGGCGATGGTCGATAAGGCCTTCACCGGTCGCGGTGCCATCATCGGGTGCGTCGGGCGCGACCGCATCGAGGGCATCATCCTGCTGCTGATCAGCCAGTTCTGGTACACGGACGACTGGTGCCTTGAGGAGATCATGAACTATGTGGACGAGGACTATCGTCGATCGACACACGCCAAGGACATGATCAAGTTTGGAATGCGGTGCTCGGACGAGCTGTCTATCCCTTTGGTGATCGGTGTGGTATCGAACGAGCGCACCAAGGCCAAGATTGAGTTATACCGCCGTCAACTCGGCGAACCAGTCGGAGGCTATTTCATCCATCGGCCCGCAGGCGCGGTGTCCTTGACAGCGTAGGGCGCCCCTACGTGAAACGGACGATTGGGAAAAGGCTCCAACACTACTTCCACGCAAAGCACGTCTGCACCTGATCCACAGGCCGCGCAGATGTATCGGGACCTCCTGACGCGCGCACAGGGCGTGGCCTCCACGCCGTATCAGGCCTACACCGGCGACCTCACTGCGCCAGTCAACGCGCAGCAGCAGACCGGTATTGCAAACATCAACGCCAATGCTGGATATGCCGCGCCGAATATGGCGCAGGCGACAGGGCTCGCGCAGGGCGCCGCCAATCCGCTGACAGCGGGCCAGATCCAGAGCTATCTCAACCCCTACACGCAGAACGTGGTCGACACCACTAATGCGCAGATGGCGCACGACAATGCCTCGCAGATGGCATCGCTGCAGGGCAATCAAATTGCGCAGGGCGCACTCGGTGGCAACGCGACTGGTGTAGCCAAGGCTATACTTGCCGGCCAGCAGGGCCGCACCATGGCTGGCGTCGATGCCAACCTGTATAATCAGGGTTATCAGGGCGCACTGCAGACGGCGGCTCAGCAGTATCAGCAGAACCCGCTTGCCGCGGGCAACGCCATAGCCAATTATGGCATTTCCGGTCAGAACGCCGCGCTCACCGGTGCCACCGCGCAGGTCGGCGCCGGATCGCTGCAGCAGCAGACGGAGCAGGCGAACCTCAACGCCCTCTATGGACAGTATCAGCAGGCGCAGGCCTATCCGTATCAGCAGACCCAGTGGCTGGCTGGCCTCGGCACCGGCGTGGGCTCGAACCTCGGCGGCACGTCGAGCGGCAGCACTACGGGACCAGCTCCGAATCAGACTGCGCAGTATCTCGGGCTCGGCCTGACCGCGGCCGGCATGCTGTCGGACCGCGATGCCAAGGAAGACATCGAGCGTATCGGCAAGATGAACGACGGCACGCCGATGTACCGGTTCCGCTACAAGGGATCGCCTGATTGGCATGTCGGCCCGATGGCGCAGGAGGTCGAGAAGCGCAATCCGGACGCTGTTTCGCGCGGTGTCGACGGGTATCGCTATGTCGACATGCACGAAGCGACGGAAGATTCGGTGCGTCGTGCCAGTGGCGGCGGTGTGATGCCATGGGGCGACGCCAAGGGCTGGATACCGACCATGGGTATTTCGGCCGGGTCCGGAGCGCCTCATGCGAGCGCACCGAGCGCTCCCTCGCAGAGCAGCGGCTTTGATCCATCCAAGATGGCCAGTGGCCTCGCTGGAGCAACCAAGGGGCTCAAGGGGCTCGATTGGGGTGGCCTCACGGGTGGTGGCGGCTTCAGTGGTGATTCGTGGGGTGGCGGCAGTTTCTTGGGTGGCGATGCTTTTGGCGGATCGAGCGCCGCTCCGATGGCTGGGCTCGATGCCTCGGACTACGGCGAGGGCTTCGCAGGCGGCGGCGCGGTGATGTCGGACGAGGACCCGGTTGGCATTGCTGGTGGCCAGCGGTTTGCGCAGGGTTCGCCCTACCAGATCAGACCGAATCAGGATGGAACGCATTCCGTCATCAATGTCCGCACCGGTCAGATCCACTTCACCGGGCCGCCTTCCGGCGCCAGCAATGCGCAGGCAACTCTAAACTCCCGCAATCGTGCGTCCGGCGGCGGTGTGGCTGGCTATGCCGGCGGCGGCTCGCCATTCGACGATCGATATGATGCGTCCTTCCCGGCGCGGAATCCGGCCGATGTGCAGGACTGGCTGTCTCCGCAGCCGATGTTCGGCGAGGGCGAGGAACTCCCGCGCAAGCCTTCATTTGAAGATCGTGCCGCCCCCGTCACTCGGGCAATCGCATCGGGTGACTTCGACCCGGTCGGCGCCAACTCGACGGACTTCGCCGGACCTCCGGGTATGCAGGCGTCCAATCGTGGAGTGGTTCCCATGCCGGGAGCCCGTCCAGACGACGCAGGGGCGCCCGTGGTGGCCTCAGACGATGAGGAGGATACTGCGCCGGTCGGCGTCGCCGGACGCGCTGGCGCGGCTCCCTCGGGTCGCGTGATGGCCTTTGGGCCGGATGGGGCTCCGAACGCTTACGGTAATCTTCCGGACGCGATCACCCGGCCGGGTGGCGAGGAGCGGGGCGGCTTCGGTTTGCTACCGATCTCGCCAAACGCCAGCCATGGTCTGCTGACCGCAGGCCTCGGCATGCTTGCTTCCCGGTCGCCGTTCTTGGGTAACGCTGTCGGCGAAGGCGGTCTTGCCGGCGTCTCGGCCTATGGCAAGGCCGAGGAGAACGATCGCAAGGTTGCGGCTGAAGCTGCCGCGCTGTCGCGCGAGCAGCGCCAGCAGAACGTCACGAACCTGATGAACGAGCGCAAGCAGACTGAGAGCGAGCGCCATAATGCGGCGACCGAAAGCACAGCCGCTAAGAATCTGGACCGCACCAAGTTCATGCCGGCGGGGTCGGCGATCACGGCCGATGGTTCCTATCATCCGCTGGTGCTAGATCAGGCCTCGGGCAAGGTCATTGACGCGGTCACCGGCGCGCCGCCGACCGCCAACGACAAGGTGCAGCCGAAGGATCAGAAGGGCGGCCCAATCAGCGATGACGACGCTCGTGCGATTGCCGAGTACTACGTCAAGACCGGCGACAATTCCCGGCTGAATGGTCTGGGCGTCACCAGCGCTGCGCGGCAGGCTGTGCAGAAGCACATCCGCGAGGTGATGAACGAGAATAAGGTCACGCCGGAGGAGATGGGCACGCGCGTTGCCGAGTTCGCTGGCCGCAAGGCCGGTCAGCGCACGCTTGGTACGATGGAAGCCAAGATGGGCGCGGCGGCGTTCGAGGCCGAGGGCGCGATCAAGCAGGCTCGTGGCGTCATCGAGCGCCTGCCGCGCACTTCGTTCCTGCCGTTCAATCAACTGCTGCAGGGCTACAGCAACAAGACGCTGAACCCGGATCAGACCGAACTGTACGGACGCACGCAGGCGATCGTGAACACCTATGCCGCGGTGATGGCGCGCGGCGCCAACGTGACCACCGATTCGTCGCGGCATCACGCCGAGGGGCTGCTGAACACGGCCGGCAACGCGGAGACCTACAACCGCATGCTCGACACCATGCTGCAGGAAATCGCCATGGCGAAGGATTCGCCAGCCAAGATGCGGGAGTTCTACAGCAAGACGTATGGGCCGAAGGCTGTGCAGCCGGAGGGCGGTGGAGCTGCTCCCGCTGGAGGGGCGCCGAAGTTTACCCCGCCGCCGGGCGCGATTCCTCGCCAGTACCAAGGCAAGACCTACTACTATGACCCGACCACCAAACAACCCTATCCCGGTCAATAAGTGGGGCGGTGATGGATATCGCAGGTATCAACACGCGACCAACTGAAGCCCAGAAGGCGGTCGGTAACTACAAAAAGGCTCATGTGCGCGTGCATGGTCTCGACATCACGATCGAGAACCCGGCGGGCTCCTATCGATCAGGTGTGGGATCTGACGGCAAGAAGTGGCGAGCGAAACTGCCGAACCACTACGGTTATTTCCGTGGATCGGTCGGCGCCGATAACGACCACGTCGACGTTTACCTCGGGCATCATCTGAAGGCCCCGAACGTATTCGTCATCGATCAGCATAACCTTGATGGCAGCGGTTTTGATGAGCACAAAGTCTGTCTTGGCTTCGGCAGCAAGAAGCAGGCGGTAGACGCCTATGCGAAGGCGTTCTCGGACGGCAAAGGGCATGACCGGATCGGCCATGTCGAGACCATGTCCATCGCCGATTTCAAGGACTGGCTACGCCACAGTGACACAAGGGCTCCTATTGGCCGGGCCGAAGGTGGCCGCGTGCATGGAATGATCCGGCCGGGCACCATCGATCTCAACAATCGGCCGGTGGTTCACAACGCGGACGGCACGATCAGCACGGTACGCTCGATCGGCGCCAATGTTGGTGATAAGGAGATGCTGCTGCCGACTGTTTATGGCCAGTCGATCCTGAATAACGATGATGCCGTGCGGCTCTATCGCATGAGCGGCCAGCATCTCGGCCAGTTCGACACACCAGAAAACTCGGATGCTTACGCGCAGCGACTGCATGAGGATCAGGCCGATATGTATCGAGGTCGAGCCGCAGGCGGACAGGTGGATGGACCGCCACCATTCGAGGCAACGTCCGATGTGCCGGCGTTCGACCAGACTGAGCCGACCACGCCAGACGCCGGCAAGCTGAGCGCAGCATGGCAGGGCGCCAAGCAGGGAGCGACATTCGGATTCGGCGATGAGTTGACCGGTATGCGTGCGGCGGCGCCCAAGATGCCCGGTGTTAGTTGGCGAGATGGTCAATTCGTGGGGCAGGACAGGGATATCCCCGAGTTTGTAGGACCGATCCCAACTCGTTTCCTTGCCGGTGCCGCGCGAACTGGCCTCGGCTATATGACCGGGGCAGACCCGAAAGGCGTCAAGCAATACGAGGAGGCGCGCGATGCTGAGCGGCGCGCGCTGGCGTCGGCCAAAGAGAACCACCCATGGATCACCGCCGGCTCGGAAATGGCCGGCTCCATTCCGGCGATGGCAGCGCAGCCGGAGTTGGGCGCAGCTAAGTTTCTCGCGCCGGCCGCCGGCAAGATCGCGCGGTTCGGCGCCGGTGCTCTCGATTCCGCGTTCTCGGGCGGCTTGTACGGTGCCGCGTCCGGCACCGGCGAGGGCGAAGGCATAGCCGATCGCGCCGTGAAGGGTGCCACCGGGCTGGTAAGCGGTATCCTTGGTGGCGGGCTCGCGCACACCGTTGGCGCTGGCATCGGTGCCGCGGCTGAGAAGTATGGCGCGCCGGTGGTGAACACGGTGCGCGGCTGGATGAATCCGGAAGGCGAGGCGGCGCGCCGGCTGGGCTCGGCGCTGATGGATGACGCGAAGCTGATCAACGCAGGCAAGGCCGAGGGTATGACTGTGCAGCAGTGGGTCGCGGCCAAGCATGCTGGCGAGCCGGTGACGCTGGCGGATCTTGGCTCCTCGCGCACGCAGGCGCTGCTGCGCTCGGCGGCGAATACCTCACCGGAGGGACGCGCCCAACTGGAGAAGATGATTCAGGATCGCTTCCTGTCGCAGGGCGAGCGCGTTGCGGACACGGTGCGGCAGGTCGTTCCCGGCGGTCAGGCGAATGCGCGCAAAAGCGCCGATCAGCTCGTGGCTGAATACGATCAGGCGCGCGTGCCGGCCTATAAGGCAGCCTATCAGGCCGGCGACAAGCCAATCATGAGCCCGGCGATGGAGCGGCTGATGAGCAGCGACACGTTCGTCGGTGCGATGAAGCGCGCAATCTCCAGCGGGAAGGATCGCGACGTTGCGGAGGGCCTCGGCGGTTTCAATCCGATGGTGAACGTCACGCCGGACGGTCGTATCGTCTTCAACCAAGGCGCCAAGGGCGTTCCGACCTACCCGAACCTGCAATACTGGGATCAGGTGAAGCGTGAACTCGACAGCGTCGCGAATCAGGCGAAGCGCAGCGGAGATACCAGCAGCGTGGCCGGTCAATTGGCCAAGGTGCTGCGCGGCGAACTGGATACTCAGGTCCCGGCCTATCAGAAGGCGCGTGGCATCGCGGAAGATTTCTTCGGCGAAAGCAATGCATTGGATGCCGGCCGGAAGCTAGCCGGCAAGAAGCTTCCGGCTGAAGACGTCGCAAAGATCATGGCCAAGATGAACCCTGATGAACGTATGCTGTTCAAGGAAGGGTATGCATCAGACCTAGCCGATCGGGTGATCGGAAATATCCGTGACACCCGGGACGTCACGAAGGCCATGTTCGCGAGTCCAAATGAGCGCAAGCTGGCGGCGACGGTGTTCGGGCCGGGCGGCATGGGCATGCTGCAGGCTCGGATGTCGCTGGAAACCATCATGGACGGCGCGCGGAGGGCTATGGGTAACTCCACGACCGCGCGACAGCTCATCGAGGCGGGCCTCGCTGGAGGCGCTGTAGGTGGCCTCGCCAGCGGTTGGGACCCCATGACGATGGGTCAAGGCTTCCTTGGCGGCGCTGGCGCGCGAGCCGGCGCAAGTAAGTTTTTGTCGGATGAGATCAAGGTCGGAGCCAAGAATCTGATCGGGAAGGTTGACGCCAAGACGGCGCGACATGTCGCGGAGTTGCTCACCTCGGATGACCCTCGGCTGCTTCGGCAGGGATATCAGATGGCCGCAAAGAGCCAATCGATCATGCAGGGTTTGCGCAATATCGCAAATCGTGTCGCGCTCGGCAGCTCGACCGGCGCGCGGCAGCCTGTGGAGCAGGGGGTGCGGGCTCTTCTGCCTTACCGCGGTCCTAATCTGGGCGGTCTTCAAGGTCCAGTACCAGCCAGCGCCGATGAGCAGCAGCCACGTCCCTAGCGGCGGGGGGATGCATAGGAACGTAAACACAAGGTAGGACAGCCATGCTGATCGCGTCACTCGTATCTCCCACGAAGGTTTTGAAGTTGGGCAACTCTGGTCCGGAGGTAGCGGCGCTGCAATTGGCGCTGAAGAACATCGGCTATCCGCTCACCGGTACCGGGTTCTTCGGCACAGCGACCGATACTGCGGTGACCGCATTTCAGAAGCGCGCCGGTGTGCCGGCGGATGGAGATGTGGGGCCAACGACGGCGGCGCTGATCGATGCTGCGCAGAGTATTCCAATGCCTGCGAGCGTCACCGAGGAGGTAAGCCGTCCGCTGTGGCTGGAAGCTGGACTGAAATTTGTCGGCCTCAAGGAAGGCGCCGGCACCGCTGACAACAAGACCATCATCAACTGGGCCAAGGATGGAGGTGGCGACATCGCTGCGGAATACACGCACGATTCGATTCCGTGGTGCTCGCTGTTCCAGAACATGATGATGAGCAAGGCCGGGCTGAAGGGCACAGAGACGTTGTGGGCGCTTGACTGGGCCGGCAAGTGGCCATCGGTGAAGCTGGCGGGGCCGGCGGTCGGCGCGATGGCACCGATGGTGCGTAGCGGCGGCGGCCACATCATTTGTGTCGTCGGAAAAGATCAGCATGGAAACATCATGGGCCTCGGTGGCAACCAGTCAGATAAGGTAAGCATCGTGCCGTTTCCACTATCGCGTCTCAACAAGGGATTCTGGTGGCCGTCGTCGGTGCCGATCCCGGTAAAGCTTGGCATGACCGCACTACCTGTGGTACGCAGCGATGGAAAGGTTTCCACCAACGAGGCGTGAGGGCGGGCCATGAATCTGAACGGCAGGCAGATATTCCTCATTATCGGCGCGATTGTCAGCGTCCTCATGGTGGCAGGCCCGCAGCTCGTCGATCTCTTTGGCCCCGGTCCAGCAAAGTACATCGCCTCCGCGGCCGGTCTCACCAATCTGATCATCAACTCGGTGGTCGCTGTTCTCACCGGCAACGTCGCTCCTGAAGTTCAACTCAGGCAGATAGCCTCGGCGCCGGGCGGTCAAGACGCGCTGGTGCGCAACGTGCTTTCGATGCCGGGTATCGAGCCTCTTGAAGTAAATCGGAGAGCGAGTCCCGAACTGGCGGCGCTGGCTGTCGATCCCAACGTAGACAAGATCGCGCCGAAACCATCGGACGCCGGAGCGGTGATGACCACCGCTTCCGCGCTCCCAGCAGGAGCATGACGATGCGGAAGACGCTTAACGCGCTGGTTCTCTGCGCCGGCCTCGTGCTCGCCGGCTGCGCTGGCACTCAGGCCATCCTTGGCACCTACAAGACCGTTACCGAGACGTTGGTGCCGGCCGAAGCGGTGATCCCAGCGGCAAATGCCTTCGACATTCTGAAGATCGGTGCGGCTAACTACGGCCAATACTGCATCAACAATAACATGACGCCTTCGATCTGCAGCGCAACGACGCGCCGCGTGGTGATCAAGTCGATCCGCAGCGGCACCGGCGCGCGCAATCAGCTTAAGGCCAGCGTGAGGGACGGAACGCCAGCAGCGGCATCGATCTACAATGTGTTGGTGACGGCGGTTACGAGCCTGCAGCAGTCCCCTGCAGCCAATGCGCAATTTGTGGAGACTGTGAAATGAACCAGATTGAAATTGTCACCGCCGTAGGCGGCGTCCTCAGTCTGATCACGCAGATATTGCCGCTGGTCGGCGTCAAGAACAGCGACGCGATCGGCGCGATCGTTAAGACGCTGACCGACATCGCGCCGCTGGCCATCAGTCAGATCGGCGCCACCTACACTGGCGTGAAGAATATCCTCGATGCGGTCGGCTCGCACCCGGCCACGACGGAGGAGCAGCTAGCCGCGCTGGACGCCTTCGACAAGCAAGCTGATGATGCGTGGGACGCCGTCGAATCCAAGCTCGACCCGGACGCGCCCGGTAATATCTGAGGTTGTTTGAAGATGGAACCGGATAATGTAAGATGCCGCCGGAACTGCTGGAACTTATAAAGGCCGGCGGCGCCGCCCTCGCTCCGTTCCTAGGCTATCTATATTTTCAAGAGCGCAACGAACGTTTGAAAGAGCGCGAGGAACACAAGACCGTTGCCTTGAACATGATCACGGCAATGGTCAAGACCGAAGCGGCACTTACAACGCTGGGGAATCTATTCAAGGGTGGGAAGACCAACCCGTGACAGCGTGGGAACGCCTGATGAACCTCTTTTCGCATCGGCGCAAAAGAGCGGAAGAACCCGAATCGGTGATTGCCCGATCTCTGGCTCAGCGTATCTCTGAGCGCGCCGACGAGTTATCCGAACATCTGAACACCTACCAACGATCGCGCGATCCATTTGCGGCGATGATGGCTGATATGTACAATCGCGATCAGGTGGAGCGCATCTTCCGCGGCCCCAATAGCTGAAGGCCGGCGATGGACTGGCGCTACATTCTGGAGATGGCGAACGGGATCTGGACCATTGTTTCGGTCTGGCTCGTGATTTTCCTAGCCTATCATCTGATCATGGTCAGTGCTCAGCGTCGTATATGGCGGCGCGGCCTGAAAATTCCGCTTAGCATACAGCTCGCCATCGGGATCTGGATCGTGTGCATCGGCGTGCTGGTGACGCGTGCGGTGGTATGGGTATCCAGATTCAGCAATGACAGCTTCATCGAACTGAGGGGAATTGAGACCGTCAGCTTTGTGTGCGGAACGTTGATCGGCCTCGCTGGTTTTATGTGCATTCTGAGGGTGATAACGAGGCCGATGCTGGGGCAATGGCCATGGCTCAGCGCTATGGGATGTTGCGTCATCTATGTCATCTGGTCTGTGATCCGCATCCTATGATCGGAACTATTTTTTCGAAACGCCGTTGACAGCTTCGGTAAAGCGGGTGTAGACCGCGCTCCGAACTTCACGCTCTGGACCTCGACACCATGTCGCAATTGCACTCATATACAGCCGCCCGACCGCTATTTACGCGGTGGTCGATGCTCGTCGTGTGCAATCCAGAAGCGACCATCGATAGCCCCAAGGGGCGCAAAGACTAAACGGCAGCGGGTTCGCCCTCTGCCTCCCGGCAGAGAAAGACCCGCACAAAATCCCCCCAGTGCGATCCTGCCAGAAGAATACCGCCTACCGTCGCCGCGCACGCGCGTCCCGGAGGCTAGGTTCGTCGCGTAGTAACCGCTCAGGGCGGTAACACTGGTTTCGCGCGGACTGAAGATTGTTCTTCGTGCTGCTGTAGTTCAGTGGCAGAACGCCTGCCCCGTAAGCAGGATGTCCGGCGTCCGATTCGTCGCGGCAGCACCAAGAACAATTTCGACATGGAGGGTGCAATGCCCGGCGGTCTACAGGTGAGTGTCCCAAGGCCGTATCATTGAGAACGTGTCGAGACCTATTGCCCCTGAAGCATTGTGACGATGCAGCGCCCTTGTAGCGCGCGGAGCCGTGTTTGATTCACGGCTGGGGCTCCAAGTTTGACGAGAGCTTATGGGGAGCGGCTAATAACCTCGGGGTGCAAGACCCTAGCTTCCCTGCCCATAAGAGAAGAACGAGGCGTCAGTACACGCCTACTCGTCGAAAACAATTCGCCCGCTTAGTGACAATGGCAGCATGCCCCTTTGGTAAGGGGGAGGCGCTGGATCGTAACCAGCAGCGGGCACCACGTCACCGTGGCTTCATCTGGAATTGGCATACAGTGCGCGTTCAGACCGCGTAGCTTTGGGAGTTCGAGTCTCCCCGGTGACACCAATGTCTGCATAGCCCAATCGGCAGAGCCGCTTCCTCAAAAGAAGTTCAGTGCAGGTTCGAATCCTGCTGCAGACACCAAGTTTCACGCTCCATTAGCTCAGTGGGAGAGCTGCGGTCCTACAAACCGTCAAGACCGTGTTCGATTCACGGATGGAGTACCAACACGGTGAAGCGGGCTCGCGGCCCAGAGTTCACCCGCCGCCGCGAGCGGCGTAAATTCAAGCGCGCTTAGCTCAGCGGAACGAGCGCCTGCCCGACACGCAGGAGGTCCGGGGTTCAACTCCCCGAGCACGCACCAACAGGAGCATCACATGACCAAGTATCAGAAGCTGGTCGACGACGGCGTCGTCACCGTCGATCGCAAGGGAGTTGTTCGGCTGACGCCGAGCGCTTGGCGCACCATGGTCAAGCAGCCGACTGTGCACTTCGTCGGCTTCAAGGACGACCGCGTCTACGGCGCGATCAAGGTGTTCGGCAAGCCGGATTTCTGGCACCGGCGCTGGGATCGTAGGGCGGTCGATGAGGTGATGGAAGGCGACGTCGTCGTCTTCGCCACCGGCGACGAGCGCAGCCCAGTCGATCCGTTTGCGTTCGACGACAGCGCGATGCAGTAACTCAGTTTGGATGCCGCGGCTCAGTAATGATGTCCGCTTGACCGGGAGGGTTGGTTCCACCGGACGAACTCGCGACAGTGACGGCCAACCGGCTGTTGCGCATCCAATTCGTTTTCACGGTCCCTTCGTCTAACAGTAGGGCACGCGGCCGATAACCGCGAAGCGCAGGGGCAGCACCTGCAGGGACTACCAACAGGAGCACACCATGTGCGTTCATTGCGAGACCGGCCATGTGCCGACGAAGCTAAAGCGCCAGTGGGTGCATCACTGGCCGAATACCGGCTTGATCATCGTGTGTACTGCGCACGATCTGAAACCGGGGTCCTAATCGGACCCGGAGTAGGAAAGTAGCACGCTGGCCTTTTAACCCATGCGAACACGGGGCAGTACCGTGCGGGTTCACCAATTTTTGGATCTTTAGTTCAGTGGCAGAACAGAGGCCTCTTAACCCTCGTGTCCGGCGTTCGATTCGCCGAAGATCCGCCAACACGTCCATGTAGCCCAACGGTAGAGGCAGCAGCATGAGAGGCTGTACAGGTCGGCGTTCAAATCGCCGCATGGACACCAATTCAAGGCCCTATAATTCAATGGTAGAATGCCCGCCTGTCGAGCGGAGAACCGCGGATCGATACCGCGTAGGGTCGCCATTTATCTGTGCGTAGCTCAGTGGTAGAGCACCGGTCTTGGGCACCGGGGGCCGCAGGTTCGAACCCTGCTGCACAGACCAATTTGAAAGGACGTCTATGGCCACGGTCAAGAAGGGCATCCTGACGCAGTCGCCGCAGTGGTGGAAACACCTGCGCGATACCAAGAGGCAGTTCTGGCATCGCGAGCGCAAAGCGGCCGAACGGGACGTTCAGGGTCGTGTCGATGAGACCGCTGCAATGAATGCGATCGACGCGGAGATTGATTGGATCGAGAGCTTGCACTTCTAGCTCAACGGCAGAGCCCGCTGCTCATAACAGCTCAGATCGGCGTTCGAATCGCCGGAGGTGCACCAGTGAAGATCATCGCCAAGTGGTTCCCGATGTTGGAGCCGCCGTTGCTGCAACTGTTCGTGCACGATGCGCCGCATCGCCGGATGCACGTCAAGGTGATCCAGCAGTACCGGGTGTTTCTTCACGATGCTATTTTGAAGCTTGGGATCAAGCTGCCGATCGAGCACGACATCGAGCTGGACGTCATGTTCATCAACCCGGCCACTCCTGACCTTGGTAACGCTTATCTAGCGTTGGAGCAGGCCCTTGACGACAAGACGTTAACAAAACCGGGAATAGTTGTGGACGACAGTCTGATCCAGAAGGTGACGATGAGTAAGTTTTTCCCGGGATTGCCGAAAAAGTAGATGGTCCCCGAGTCGGATGGAAAAGACGGTGCTCTCCGAAAGCACAGATACGGTGTTCGAATCACCGGGGGATCGCCAATGTGGATGAGAGAAGCAGACGGGGTTCTGTCGCGGTCCCGAAAACCGAGGGTGCCTCGCAAGGGCATGGAGTTCGAATCTACCCCTCATCCGCCAATTTCGTGACCGGTCGGATGTACACCGGCACAGCGATGGAGTAAAAAGCCTCGCACTATTTTTGCGGCGATGGAGCAGTGGCAGCTCGGTGGTCTCATAAACCACAGGTCGGGGGTTCGAGTCCCTCTCCCGCAACCAGTTCAGCCTTAGCTGATAGTCGTTAGCATGGGGTCGCGCCCCTGTAGGCGGAAGTAACGCACCGCAGGCTGGAACACTTTCGGGTAACGCCAAGTCTGGTGACTGAGCGGCTCTGTAAAAGCTGCGCCTTCGGGCACGCCGTGTTCAATTCACGGGTTACCCACCATGCGGTCATAGTGACAACGGAAGCACGCGGCATTGCCAATGCTGAAGCGCGGGATCGTCCCCCGCTGACCGCTCCAATACGCCGAGATAGTGATGGTGGTTCACACGTCCGTCTGAAGAACGGAAGATGTTGGCTCGAAACCAACTCTCGGCACCAATAGGGCCTGTAGTGATAATGGGAGCACACCGCACCTGCAATGCGGGAGCCACGGATCGTAACCGTGCAGGTCCACCATTCCGGAGTAGTCAAATGGTAAGGACGGCGAGCTGTTAACTCGTGTCGATGGGGGATCGTAACCCTCCTCCGGAGCCATTCCATGCAGCTATCTTCTAACGGTAGGAAACCGCCCTCTCAAGGCTGGAGTCCGGGGTCAGCACCCGGTAGCTGCGCCAATATCTACGTGTACGCCCCTCGGCTACGAACCGGGAGAAAGCTAACTGGAGTGAAAATGCGGGTTCGAATCCTGCCACGTAGGCCAGTTTCATCTGTGTGTAGCTCAGTCTGGTCAGAGTACCGGTTTCGGAAACCGGGGGTCGCAGGATCGAAGCCTGCCACACAGACCATTTTGCGGATATCAAGGCGAGAAGCCCGGCTCTGACCCGGGTGGTGTTGGGGTTCGATTCCTCCGTCCGCAGCCAAGACGAGCGACTTCAGGGTGCCGATGCCGTGAGATCCGGCTGTAAACGGTCCTGTAAAGGGAGGCGCGTGGCAGACAACGGTGCGTCCCACTAATTTTGACCTCGTGGCCGAATGACTAGGCGGTTGGCTGCAACCCTTCCCAAGCTGGTTAAAATCCAGCCGAGGTCTCCATGTCCCGGTAGCCGACGTCGCCTTCTAAGCGATGAAATCGTAGCGGAGCTGAAAACGCGAGTTCGAATCTTGCTCGGGACACCATTGTCAGCTATAGGCTTACTCCTCAACAGGAGGATGCCATGCGCAATTACCAAGACACATACGACAACTTCGTTCTGGAGTTGACGGCGTTCAAAACGGCAGACAATACGGCCGAGGCAGTCCAGAGATTTGTGCTTGCGTCTGGCGCGGTGCTACGTCAAGGCTCTGGCCTTTCCGGCACCGATCTGTCTCGTGCCATCGCGACTGTCTACGGTCCATTTTCAGAGTAAGGCCACGTACCGGCCGCGCCTCCTAAGCGTGTCACCGTAACTGGAGATGGGCGTTCGACTCGCCCCGTGGCCACCATGGAAGGTCAACCAGCAAGGCGCTGGCGGCCCCTGCTAAGGGCATGGCGCCGGCAACGGCGTGGTGATCGTGTCTCCGGCCTTCCGCCAATCTGCGGGTATAGTTCAGTGGCAGAACCTCGGTCTTCCAAACCGTTGGTCGGGGTTTCGATTACCCCTGCCCGCTCCAATTGCTGCGTTCGTCTAATGCAGGACCGCTGACCTTCAATCAGTTCAACAGGGGTTCAAGTCCCCTACGCAGCGCCAATTCGAGGGGATTAGCCAAGTGGAAAGGCGGCGGGTTTTGATTCCGCCATGCGCCGGTTCGATTCCGGCATCCCCCGCCAATTAGTCGGTGTAGCTCAGTGGGAGAGCACGGGTCTCATAAGCCTGCACGAGGCCGTTCGATTCGGCCCTCCGACACCATGCTGCCTTAGCTCAATAGCAGAGCGCTCGTCTGTGGAACGGGATACGATGGGGCAGAACCATCAGGCAGTACCAATTACCGGCGCGCTCGGGGAGCAAGACGGTCTCCAAAACTGCGCTTAGAGGGTTCGAGTCCTTCCGCCGGTGCCATATCGATCAGGGCCGGGATGCTGCCATGCAGCGCGAAGTAGGCCACGCAGGCGTGACAGGCGCGATCGGCCAAGAACTCTGCTTCTTCCGTTCGGCCATCTCGGAAGCACTCGCCGATGCTGTTGGGGGTGTAGCAGTTTTCGCATTTGTTGCTCTTGCACATGAACTGGAGCGCGCGCTCCATGCGTCCGACCTTGGCAAGTATTGTATCGCTCATCGTATTCTCCAGCCGCCCCGAGGCTCACACCTCGCGGGCGGTTTTTTTATGCTCCGTTATGGCTCACAATGCAGGCCGCATTCAACATCGTGTTCATCGCTCAAGTCGAACAAGAGCGGCGATCGGTCGGTATGATCAAGCAGGTGAGCATAACTATATTCCGTCACGAACTGCGCACCTGTCGGTTTACTTGCCCGCACGATGGCTTCCTGCTCAATCCACCAGTCGGCGATACCGGGATTCTCCCGCATGATATTGGAGAGCTTGGCGCGGGATTTCAAAAAACAAAGGTCGCAATTCCCCTCATATGATTCCAGACCAAGATCGAACGGCTGGGCCTTCCAGAAAGCCATAACATCGCGCTTGGTGACCTTGGCCTTGGATAGCGGCATAACGGCTTTGAACCGCTCTCGACCCTCATCATTGCGCGCTAGGGCTTTCATGACCCGCAGTCCTTCGTCGTATCGGAGGCCGACGACATTGTTCCAGCGCTCAAAGCCTACCGATCTCGCGAAGTCCCGCATTACTCGGATCTTCAATTCGACCGTACAGAATCTTGTTACGGCGTTCGGAAGATATTTTTTCTTGGCAATCAGGTTTGCGAAGGGCTCGCCCTTTCGGCTGGCGCTATTGTATCCGACTTCCACAAAACCGCCCGTGTCATCACGTTCAAGCCAGCGAACTTGAACGCCCCAATATGTCGAGCAGTCGTGGACGAACCGCAGTGTTTCCTCGCGCTCTTTGCCGGTATTGGCAAAGGTTACGTGGACATCATGCGGAAATTTTCCATCGTAAGCTCGCAGGATTTCGTGCAACATATAGGCCGACGTGCGCCCGCCGCTGAATGAGATTAGAGCTGGGCCCTCGATCAAAAAAGGGTTCATATTGTTTCCTCCCTCACCGCTCCGGCATGCGCCGCGGGCGGTTTTTTTATGCGCTGATTCGGTGTGTCTTTTGGGATAGCGCCGTATTGAGAGCCTGAATAAGCGCCGTCGTCTCTTTGGCTGCTGCCGAAGTTTGGTAGGCCTGATCGGTGCCGCGAGAGTTATGGTGCCGCAAGAGAGAATTGCGGATCTGCTCCACGGCACGGCGGCGCACGCGGATAATCTCGTCTGGATCGAGGTCTTCCTCGACCTTGGTCTCTTGAGTGGTTGCCGGTTTTTCAATTGGCGGGGGGTCGAACATCTTGACCAGTGCTATGCCGACAAACACGAGCAAACAGAAGGCACCAAAGGTCAGCCGATCGTACCACCCGCCCAGCAGCATGAGCGCGAGGATCGCCAGCCAAATGATCTGGCGCGGTTTCACTGTTGCCCCTGCGCCGACCAGTCGACCGCCGGAACCCCGACAGCCGTCCCAATGGCCATAGGAGGCACGGGAGTGGCCTTTGGCTCGGTGGGGATCTTGGGGCCCGGCTTTGGCGCAAACCGCTCCACAGCCTCCCTATCGGCGTCTGTGAACCCTCCCAGCGGGTCATTGGCGACATCGGCCTGCAAATCGGCCTCAGTTTCGTCGTTAAGGGACACGATGGGATCGAATTTCTCCCGAATCGAGGCCCTCACGGCGCCGGCAATGCAGTCGTTGATCGCCAGCAACCTGCCGAGCAGGGTGGAGGAGATGCCTTGGAACCGGATACGGTTCACTTCGGACCTATCGAGGGCCTCGCGCAGCATGTTGATCTCGGACACCAGCGCGTTGTTGGTGGTAATGAGTTCGGCGACTTCCTGCTGCGCCATGTCGCGCTCGCGCTCCATCTCGTGGAAGCTGTCATAGGCGCGTTGCAGTGGGTTGCGCTCCAGCGTTGCCATCCGGCTCTGGGTCTCGATTTCACGTAGTAGTTTCTTGCTCATGGCCCGTCCTTGAAGTTTGAGTGCATTTGCATCAGCGCCGTGGCGGTCTGCGACGGCGCCGGTGCGCAGCCGTTATAGAAAACCTTCGGGGTGACCATGCGGACGTAAAGCGGTCGGATCTTGTCGCCGCATTTCCGCAGATGCCCGGCGGCGCAGAGTTGTTCGAGACACTCCTCGACCGTCTTCTGCGGATACTCGTTGATCAGCTTAAACAGGATGTCGCGCTCGTAACGCCCGGACTTTGGCACCATGTCGAAGATTTTTCCCGGGAGGGATCGAACGCTTTCCATTTTGGTTTCCCTTCTACGCAGGTTGTGTTTATTCCACGGAACATCAGAGCTTTGACGTCGTGACATTCCTGTTCGGTGAATGGTCCGACGAACACGAGGCTTGTGGTGAAGACGATCATCAGGAACCACTCGGTCATGCGATCTTCTCCAGCGCTTCGTCGCGGGCCTTCACGAGCCGGTCCATGTCGCCGCCGTTGCCGTGTTCTTCTCGGGCCTTGGCTCGAAAGGCGTTAGTGATATCGTTTCGGGACAGTACGCGGGCTGATTGTTCGTTGAGCCCGAGTATTTTCCAGCAGCTATCTGGCGCCGGCAGCGCCGCGAATCCGTCGAATGCTCGTTCCATCATGGTGGCGCCGCCGTGGCGCTCCATCTGGCGCAGGCCCTCGATGGAAATCGTGAGCGAGCGCATGTTGCCGATGATCGACCGGAACCGATCCTGCGCCATCACCAGAGCCTTGCCGTTGCGGGTGAAGTAAACGGCTACTCCCACGTCATGGATGTTGCGCTGTTGCGCGTAGGGTGCGCCGTCGTTGCGCAGGGGCTGGTTGGTCGACACCACGATCTGGGTGGCGCCGATCCGGCGCAGCTCATCCTTCAGCCCACGATAGACGCGGTCCCAATGGAATGTCGGACCCTTGAATCGGGTATCGCTGTCCTGCGTGCCCTTGTGGCGTGGCCAGCCCGGCGGCCATGCGAGGGGATAGGCTTCGGTCACTTCTCGCTCTCCGTCAGGTGACGCCAATGCGTCGGGGTGTAGTAGACGTACATGCCGCCTTCCGGTTGGGTCCACCACAGGTTTCCGCGGCGCAGTAGCTTCTGCACATTGCGTTCGCCGTGCTCGTCGCTGATCTTGGTCATCAGCACAACACCTTCAGGGGCAGTGTCGGTCGGGCCCCATGCTCCGCTCACTTCTTCGGCCTATCGTCGTAAGGGTTCTTGAATGCCGGCATCTCACCGGCGTCGCGCATCCGGCGCAGGATCTCCAGCGCGCTCCGTGCGTCGGCAAGGGCAGAGTGAGAGGCTGGCTGCTCGATGCCAAAATGAGCGCAGGCCTCGGCCAGCTTCGGGATCTTGAAGCCGCGACCATTCTTGGCCGGAATGCCCACGATGTCGCGAGAGCCCCACATCGTGCATAGACTGCGCGTCTGCATATAGCGATCAGGAAGCCCAGCAAAGCGTAGTTCGGCCCGCATCAGCTTCATGTCGAACGAGCAGTTATGGCCAACCACGATGCGGCGCTCGTCGATGGCGCTGCCATATTCCCGCAGGATGTCGCGGATGTCGACACCTTCCGCCTCCAGCTTCTCCTGCGTGAGGCCATTGACCTTGGCGGCCTCTCCCTCGTTGTCGAGCGTCCACCCGTTCGGCTTGATCAGGTGCTCGACCTCACGCTCGGTGACGAGGTCCTTGTCCACGAAGATCAGACCAATCTGACAGACGCGGGGCTGGCCGGCGGCGTCGGCGGGTTTCTTGAAGTCCATCAAACCCGATGTTTCTGTGTCCAAAACTATATAGTTCATGGCTATGCTGCCTTTCCGGCGTTGTCTTCCAATCTCTTGCGTGTGACTGCGATCAACTCAGCGATGATATCCAGCGTGTCAACTTTGCTGCGCTGGAACTCGTCCTTGTTCATCGCCTTCATCGACTGGGATTTGGCGGTATATTTTTTTACGATGTTGCCGCGCACCACGATGATCGTGCCCTCAGAATTTCCCATGAAACCGGCAACTATCTGCGCTTGCTCCGGGGTGTCGCAGACAATCGAATTTTCGGTACAGTAGCCACCGCGAATCAGCGCCCAGTGCCGCAGTGCCTCCGGCGTCGGGAAGCGTTCCTCGGCGTTGGGGAGATTGTCCCACGCGGTTTGGATACATGCAAAATAGTGGTTGTGACTGGCGGTCGATCGCTCCTCGTGGCGTTCGAAGGTGGCGACCTCGCCCTCGCCGAACGTGTCGTGACAATAGGCTGTAAGCGAATTTCCGTCCGGCACGAACGCGCCGTCGCGCCACACGAAGCGGAAACGCCGCGGGGGCTGCGTCATCGGCGCATCTCCACGATCGTGACGATGAGTAGAACTACGAAGGAAAAAATTATCAGCCCGGTCATCACCGGAGCGCCTTCGTAATATTTCGTACCTTCTGGCCTCACATGCATATACCAAGCGTCCACCGCCAGCAGTGCGGACAGCAGGATTGACCATGCAATGGATGTCACGACATGCTCCTGATCTTCTCCACCATCTGCCGTAACTCGATGTTGAAGTCTGCGACGGCGCCGGTGATCTTGCGGATGTAGACTTCGTCCCGATGGAGACGTCTGACGAACAGTGGCAGCGAGGCGTGAGATCCGATCACCAGATCGACCCATGCTCGCTCAGCAACCCACAGGCCACCATAGCATTGCGGGAGGTGGCGCTTCGGAACTTCGCCGGCCATCAGGATCTCTATCATCAGATGCGGCGCGGCTGACTTGAACTCGACCATTCCGTCTTCGCCGATCAGGCCATCCGGGGAGCAACCTTTGCCGCCGTTCTTGATGAATCCTACCGGGACAATGTCAGCATCATGCATGAAGGCGTACCGGCTCCGGATCTCCGGCTCCTGCTCGATTCCTCGCTCCATTTCGTCGTTACGATAGCTCTCCATCGGAATGCCCGTGATCAGTTCACCGGCAAGCTTGCGCATGTAGGAGTTGCGGGTTTTCCCCTCACCTTGCGCCATGACGGTGCCGAACATCGACGAGGTGGGGATACCCATCCGCGCGGCATACCATTCCGGCGACTTCTGGGGGAAATCGAAGACCTCGATCTTGCTCACTTGCGGTCTCCCGGGAAGTCAGACGCAGCAGCGGCGCGCTCGCGCTTCTGCTTGGCGATCAACTTGCGATCCAGTTGCTCCTTGGCCTCGTAAAACCGTGCGGCTGGGATATTGGCCATGGCCGACACCTTCATCATGGCGCAGAACTTGACCTTGTCGGCGCCCGCGGCGTCTGCCAGATCGATCAGAAACTTGAGCTGAGCAGAGTTCACCGGCTCCAGTCCTGCCGCGGCGTTGCCATCGTCATCCGCCGGCCGCCCCGGATCGCCGATGGTGACGTTGAAGATCATCAGCAGCAAGTACCGCTTGCCGTAGGACAGTGCCGATCCGCCGGCATGGGTCTTGGTCATGACGTCGTTGCCCTTGGGGCCCTTGGTGTCGACGGCGACGTCGTACTGGTACTCTCGGGTGAATAGGCCGCGCTCAACATAGGCGAGCACCCGGGTATGATTCGGCAACGGGCAGTCGGCGGTGTTGAAGCTGACGGACAGGCCATGCTTCGAATAGATCGGCCGCAATGCTTTGTCGACTTTGTACAGCGTGGCGTATTTGCTGTGCGTCTGGTCGTTGGCGGCATCGGCTTCGATGGGCCGCATCTCGGTCTGAGCCGCATGCAGAGCCACCTTGAAGGCGTCCTCGGCATCTTCCATGCGCATCTGGCGACGCAGCGCCGTCAGTTCTTTCATCTTGGCGACATCGACGCGCGGATCGGCCGCGGCCAGCAGGATCTGCTGGTCGAGCGTTTCCGGCGACGCCGGCTGATGTACGATCGTCGACACCGCCCTCGATGCGGCCTTCTTCTTCTTCGCCACCTTGCGCTTGCGCTTTGGTGCCGGGGCTTGGGTAACGTGCTCAACTGCGTCCATGGGATTACCTCACTTTGTGGTCATACTGTCCGACATCGAGAGTCGGAAAAGGTTCAGCGAAAGTGCCCTGATTTCGCCAGTTCAGGACTTTGACGTCCTTTTTCTTGTGGGCAGCGTTGGCTGCCTTGACCATCAGCGCAATGGTGACCAGCGCATCTTTGCGCGAGTTGGGGTTCAGAAAATATACCCGGAGACGGAAGAACGGATCGTCAATGCCGATGCCGCTCGGATTCTCCAGAGTGTACATCATCCTCTCGGCCAGATCCGGGTTCCGGTTGCTGAGAACGAAGTAGAAAAACGTCAGCATGCCGGGGTTGGCGATGCTGCGCAGTTTGTTGGCGCGCTCGGCGGCTTTGGCGATGCCGGGATTGTCTCGGTAGGCCGCCTCGATGTCGGAGTTCTCGATCCTGTTCTGCGGCGCGCGGTAGTTCTCCAGCGTTTTTTTCTGCCAGCGAATCAGCCACTGAAGGCCGACAGAGATAGCACTGCGCTGGTTGTTGACACCGAGCAGAGCCAGAACGTCGGACCCTGATCGCGGCTTTCGCAGGGTGTCGATGGTGGCAAAAGCGTCCGGCTCAATGCCGCGGACCACGATGGTTTCCACCGGGATCTTGGCCTCCATGATCGCCCACAGCCGGTGCTGGCCATCCAAGATGTCGTTGGTCGACGAAATTTTGATGGTGTCACCATTGAAGCGCCACTTCCCGTCCAGAATCTGGCGGGCGATGCGCTTGACGTGGGCCTCGTTCAGCGGCCGGTTGCTGCCGTTTGCGTCCAGCAATTGGGCAGCGTCCTCCGGTGTGATGACAACCTTGGTCAGGTTGTTACTTGGTCCACGCATTGACGAACTCCTCCAGCCATGTGTGAGCGGTGAGAACCTTGCGGCTGACGTACTCAGTCCGCTGAGGGTTTCGTTTGACGATGTCCATCACGTCCGGCGAGGTTGGCAGACCGGTGAGAGCATCAAGTGCATCGCGAAACGAGGCCCATACCTGAGCCTCGAACTCCCGCTTCTCGTTCGAGGCTGGCCCGCGGGTAGGCTTTCTCGCCACGGCCTCGCGCTCCTCCGGAGTGGTTCGCTCGCGAATAGCCGCTACGATGGGGGCAATTCCGGCTAAGCCGCTCTCAGCGGCATCGATCTCTTGCGGGGTGCCGAGCATGAGGACCGTGTAGGCTTCCTGCACTGAGGCCCTTTTCGACCCCGTCCGCTCTCCCGCTTCGCGCATAGAGATTTGCTCTGCTATGGCGAGACGGGCACCTTGGAATGCGCTTACGCGCCTATCCTTGTGGTTTTTGACGCCTGTCATCACCGCACCACGCTATCGTCGCGCTCACCCACTTCGACGCCGGCCATCGTGCCACGATACTCGGTGGCCTGAGCCCAGCGCTTCACCGCGTCCTCAATGGCGGAAGGCTTCAGGTACGGGCGAAGTTCGTCCATCGGGATCAGCTTGATGTCGATGATGTCGACGAACTTGACCTTCTTCATGGTCACCAGCGGACCATCGGCGAAGCGCTCGCGAACCATGCCGGCAGAGGTGGCCTGTGCGGCCTCAGCAGCCTCGTCGGCGCGTCGTTCGGTGAGGGCGGCCTCGATCTCGGCCGCAGCCTTATTGCTCGCCTTGCGGGCGCGCTCGGCCTTCAGGCGAGCTTCCTCAGCGAGGCGGGCGGTCTCCCGGGCTTCTTCATCCCGGCGCCGACGCTCGGCAGCGAGTTGTTCCTGCTGATAATCGTTCACGCGGCGGTTCAGGATGTTGCTGGTTTTATCGATGCGGGCAATGACTTCCTTGAAGAAGGCATCGACCGCGAGGCCAGCGCGCCAATAGGGACCTTTCTCGGCTTCGCGAGTGCTTTCGGCGGTCTTGCCGAGTTCGCGCAAGCGGATGATCACGCGGGAGACGTCACCAAGCTCGTTCTTGGCGGTGACCTTCTCCGGAAGTTTGCGCGCATCACTCAGAGCCGTGGCCGTCGAATCGAGCATGGCGTCGAAGCGCATCGTCAATTCTTCGGAGATCTGCTTCGGGGTCGGGATCTGGGTGTTGTGGCCGATCCCAATCTGGGTGGTGTCAGTCATCGGAATTTCCTTTTCTGGGTTGAGAATGGACGGGACGGGATCTTGGCCTTCGGCCTATTGATGATTCGATCCCAGTCAGCGAGCGTGTTTTCCTTGTTTTTGGTGCGCTTGCGCTCGTCCTTCTTTTCCAGACGCGCAAACTTGGTCTTGAGGCCAACATCCGAGCCTTTGGTGGTGATGGTGCGCTCGGCGCCGGGCTTGCGTCCGGTGGTCTTGTGCTGGTGGGCGTCCGATGGACGGTAGAGCAGAAACTCGGGATCGTTTGCGTTCGGGCTATACCAAGCGGCCGGCGGCTTGCGCCGGTCGACCTTGAAGTCCCGCAGGATCAGAGCCGGGAAGTGATCCAACTCAAACTTCGCGCCACCGACGACGTCTGACATGCGCAGCAACAGCGTGAGCAGGCGATTGCCAATCGTCATGGTCTCGGAGGCGCTCTCGTACAGCGGCCACCAGATCGAAGGAATGATGCTGGCATCGCACAGCGCCTTCACCTGTCGCTCGGCGACCTCGACGCGCACCGCGATCGGGATGTAGGGACGTGGTCGCTTCATGGGATCACCGTCATTCGTGGCTTAAGATTCGCGCCGAACTCTTTAATCGCGGCGCGCTGATCTCCGGTGACGCTGAGCATGACCCAGTAGGCCCACTTGTTGTCGACGTCCTGAACGAACTGGACGACATCGCGTCCGAGCATGTTCTTGTCGACGAAGGCGGCAGCCTCCTTGATCGAAGGCTGCCACACGCCGATGAGGTAGGGTCCTGTCCTCATGTGATTACCATCCAGTAGCCGATGCAGCGGATGCAGAGACCGATGACGCCGGTCCCTGCGACGAGGCAAAAATAATCCTCAATGAGTTGGAGGCGGGGGCTCACCGAGCGCCACGCGCAATCTTGGCTCGCTCCTGCCGCTCGCTGGCGATGTCGGCGAAAACCTCTCCAACAGTCATCACCTGCTGGCAGTTGTGTCCAACCACGGTGTAGTTGTAGGCCTTGGTGCGAGCTAGGATGGTCTCCACCTCAGCCAGAGTGGCCACGACATAATCACGGCGGGCCTGAAACAACTCGGTATCGAAGTCGATGCAAACGGTGAACTGGGTGATCATGTGATGCTCCCTTTCGAGCCACCATGGCTCTGTTGGTCAGTCTCATGCTTACGCGATCCGGGTGGCGGTCGTCAACAGAAATAAGCATAATGTTGACCGTCATCGGCCGAGATGTTACATGATAGCGGTCATGAGCAAAAAACTTACCCCCGACGAGGCCGGCTTTGAGCTGGTTCTCACCAAGCTGACCCGGGCCGAGATCGCCCGCGGCCTCGGCATCAAGAAGCAAAACCTGACGCGGTGGAAGCGGGTACCGCCCCACCATGTAGCGAAAATATCTGCGCTAACCGGGCTTGCCCGGGAAGATATTCTGCCGTCAATGTTCGCGTGATCCCGTCCGGCCGTTCCTGTGGGAGCGGCCGATTTGATTCGTCCCACCCAACAGGAGCGCCAAATGGCTCGCAAGCCGCGAAAAGATCCTAAAGCCGCCGCTGATGATGCTGCAGCCCGCAGCAAGACCAAGAAGACCGCCCAGACCACCAAAGCTCCGGCCAAGGCCTCGCCCGCTGTCGCCGCGTCCAAAAAGAGCCCGGACACCGACAAGGAGGCAAAGGCCCTGTTCCTGCAGGCGCTGCCGAAGATCGCTGACCTCAAGGCCAAGCTGAACACCGCCAACGCCAACCTGCGCA